ATTTCTGCTGGTGCGCTTGATCTTGTTGATTCAAACCAACTGCATGTTGCTGAGCCGCTTGCTGTTGCTGCTGCGCTTGCATCGCCATTTCTTGCTGATGGCGCTGAGCCATTTGTTGCATCTCTTGCTGGTGGCGCTGCGCAATCATGGCTGGGTCTTCCCCTTGCTTGGATGCCAGCTCTTGCTGTTTAAGTTGCAACTCGGCTTGCTTAATCTGCAAATCCCCATCAACTTTCTTGGCCTTCGTCTGCGCTTCAGCTTGTTTGATCTGCAGTTCTTGTTGCTGCATCTGCATGATTGGGTCTTGAGCTTGTTGTTGAGCTTGCTGCTGTGCAGCCTTGGCCTTGTCCATCTGCAGCAGTTGTGTCGCAGCCTGGGCCACCAATTTGGAAATCTGAACTTCCATCTCCTTGGGGATTTCTGCATCGGGCTCTGGCAACGTAGCGCCCAGTTGTTCTTGCAACTTGGTGCGGTACTGGAACGCAACGTGCTCTGCAACGTGCGCCATGATGGCTGCCTGCATTTGTTGCGCCATCGGGTTTTGCCCAATCTGGCTCATGATTACCGGGTCTTGCATCATGCTTACGTGTACAGCAATGTGAGCATCGTGGTCTTGGTAGATAAACGCCTTGGTAGGCTTACCAGTCAAGAAGCTCATGTTCTCTGACACCGGGTCGCGGGGTTTCTGGTCTTCCGGTAACGGCACTAACTTCTCAGCATTCTTAATACCCAGAACTTCAATCATTTGGCGGTGCAATTGGGGCAAGTCGTAAATCTGCGGTGCGCCTTGGGCCAACTGGATAACAGCCTGATACTGCATGATCCGCTGGGCCATTGTTGAGCTGTTGGGGTCGCTAACAGGAATAACCGAAACACTGTCGTAATCAGCTTTTTTGGCTTTACGATCACCGCTTGCTGGGTCAAAACTGTAGGTATCAGGGGTGTTGTCCCGAATAATGTCGCGCAGAAGCTGAAATTCCTGCTTCATGCTGTAGTGAACACGAGCCTGAACCGCACTCATGGTTTTAAGCTGTCGTTCAAGCAGTGCCAGGGTTGTTCCCACTGGAGAGTTTGCACTCATGTCGCTGATGTTCATATCAGCAATAGAACCAAGACGCCGGCCTTCGTCAGTTAATTGGTTTAACAGCGCCAGAAGAACTTGGCTTGGCTCTTTATATGGCAGAGGCATGATGTTGTCGCGGATGGAGCCGCTTGGCACATCAACATCGCGGAATTCACCCGGTGCAATTGGAGTGTCATCGCCTTTTGTACGCAAACCACGGCTTTTTAAGCCGCCAGGTAGGTTAGAAAGAGTTCCTGCATCAACCAATTGGCGAATAATTGAAGTTCCTGCGCGGGCATAGCCGCCAATCAGGTTAATCAAGCCAATTCCATAAGGTCCAAAGCCAGGAATGTACGTATATTGGACAAAATGCTGGCGTTTTGCCTTTTGCTCGTCAGATTCTTCCCAGTTACGGTAGACGGACAGCACTTTGGTCGTGGCGCGGTCGATGGAAACTACATACGGCAGAGCAATTTCGTCTTCATCCTCGTAGCCTGGCATGTCGTAGTCGATATGCACTTCAACAATCTGATATCTATCGTCATCAGTTAAGCTGTAACCCTGATCTTCGGCTTTTTTCTTCTCTACATCGGTGTGAATTTGGCTTGGCTCACCCAAATCTATGTCCCGGTAGAAGCCCGAGACTTGCAATTTGCGAATTTCGTTCTTGGTTTTGCGCATAATGTGCGCAAGACGTTGTGCAGTATTGGAATCTGAATAACCATACGGAATAATAATGTCTTCAGACGGGATAAAACTGGAAGTTTGCCGGCCTAAAGCAGGGTCAAAGTACACCTTTTTAAACGCGCTACCCGCCAAACCCAGTGAGTACAGCATCTTCTCGTGTTCGGGGCGATACTCAGTCATCACTTCCGTGAGCTGGTAATTCATGTCATCGCGTACGCGCTCTGCCGCCTCTTCCTTGAGCTTATCAATCGCCCCAACAATTTCAGTTTTGACGGGGCCTGCAGCCGGGAAAGTTTCAATGATACTTTCGCTCTGGAATCGAATGGCAGCTTCGGTAAGTACAGTGCTAAATACTCCACATGCACCGTTCCATGGCTCGGTACGTTCTTCATACTTCATCCCCAGGACATCTAAGCCTTTGACGTAGGCTTCCACCCAGTCTTTGCGGCTATTAATGTCGGCATCAACCAACTCAAGAAGTTCACTCCCCAACTTCTGCAGCTCATCTTCGCCCATGTACTCTGCAAGGTTGGCATCAAAATCTTCGCCGCCACCCTCATCTGGCATCAAATCAATTTCCATGCCATCTACGCCAAGACGTACATCGTCTGGATTTTCAATCACAATTTCAATGCCTGGGCCTTCTTCAATATCTTGCGACTCTGGAATAAGCGCATCCAAGCCCAAAGGAGCTTGGCTAAGTGATTGTGCGATGCTCATAATATGCCTTAATAGTAAGAAGCTTTACGTCGAAAACTGGGCGTTTCGTCGCGTTCATCGGATTCTAATCTAAGGAATCCGCCCTGTCGAAATCTTGAAATTGCCATGACTGCAGTATCGGCTAAGTCATCATGTGCCGCATTTGGAAAGGCTGCCATCTGGTCAATCAACTCTCGTGCCCACCTTGTGTCTGGCGCCCAAACTCTTCCAGACTGAAAAATTGGAGCCACGGTATTCATCCGGGCAATCTTGTCGTTTGAGTGTTGTCTTGTACCGCGACTAGGTGTATAGCCACGAACAAATAATCCTTCTTGCTGATTCAACTCCTGAATCAAAGAAGCGCCTGCCGCCTTGGCCTCAATTATGCAATCATCTGGCTCCCAGTCAAGGTAATGTGATTTTGCTTTTTCTTTTAGCTCAGGAAACTCCATGCGCTTTTGAAATGAATCCAGCAAAATAATGTGAGTATCGTTTTCATTTTCATTCATGTAAAAGATACCCCACGTGGAGCAGGCCGAAAAGTCGGAGCGTTCATTTTTTGTAAACGCGGTATCCCATGCTTGAATAATAAACTGGCATCGCGGCGGCTCATCTTTCGTCCAGATATTCCACCACTCCCGTTTAATAATTGCGCCCTCTTCACCTGTAGGCTGCTGCTGATACTGAGCATTCCACTTGGACGGCGGCAGTTCTTCTTTCAGCGCCAGCAATAAATCCAGTGGCCAAAACTCAGGCCATAGCGAATTACCGCTCGGCATAATCGCCGGCAACTCAACAACATCCCACTCATTTAATTTACCGCGCTCGACAGAATCCTGTATCACCCGGCCAATCAAATCCCGCTCGGACCAGCGCGTCGCGATAATAATAATTGCCCCACCCGGCTGAAGTCGCTGACGAGGTCCAGAGGTATACCACTCGTACGACTTATCGTACACGCTAGGATCGTGCGCAGCCAAAGCAGCTTCTTGCTCAGTATGCGGGTCATCAATAATCACCAAGTCGGCACCACGGCCTGTCATGGTACCGCCCACACCGATAGCAAAATATTCCCCGTCTTTATTCGTACTCCACCGGCCGGCAGCTTTACTGTCTTGCCTCAAAGTCACATCGGGAAACACTTCAGCATACTGCTCGCCCATAACCAAGTTACGAACCTTACGGCCAAAGCCGACCGCAAGCTCACCAGTGTTAGAAGCCTGCATCACCTTCTTATTAGGAAACTTACCAAGGAACCAGCTTGGAAACAAAAACGAGCCAAACTCAGACTTCGTATGCCGAGGCGGCAAAGAAATGGCCAAGCGTTTAATCTTCCCATTGGCTACGTCTTCAAACTTCTTAGCCAACACAGCATGATGCCGGCCGTGAATAAACCCAGGCCACATCTTTTTCACATAAGCCATAAAAGAGTCTTGGCACTTCTCCCGCTCCAAGGCAATCTTGTACTCAGCTACCTGGCGCTTGAGCTTATCCAACTCATGGGCCGGCAGCTTATCCAGTACGCTCTCTTCAATCATTTACCGCACGGTCCTAAGGCCGCCATGTAATCTTCATCCGTAGGCATTCCTTCTCCTGGCATCTCTTCA